CCTTCCTTGGGCCTTTTATTTATGATCGAGAATCTCAATGACTCCGCAGTTTATAACTGGAACGTTAACCAGTATGTATCTACTCGCCCGACGCCATTTTCAGCGTATGGTTCCGAGACATTCTATCTGGGCCGTTCTGGTGCTTATACTGTGGGTATCACTGGGTCACGAGATCGTAATAAAACTAGTTACCCCAGAGGTCTGGGAAATACGGATCTCACCGGTAAGTATTCTATCTCCAAATGGGATAGAGGAAATCCTGGTGTCGACCAATTTTCCTGGACGACCTACGACTCTGCCGGATCTTCTGATCCGCAACAGCGTAAGGTTCGAACTGTAACTTCTGGCTCCATGACGTATGCCATTGTTGATTCCATGCGAGGAGGCCTCGCGTTAACAATGGACGTGGCGGACACTAATGCCCGCAGAAGCTTCTACAATGCGTTCGGTGATGCGGTTCGAGACGCTAGTCTCTTACCCTCCATCGTCGAAATCAGGGAGATAGGTTCATTGTTTACCTCAAAAAGGGCTCAATGGGATCTTCTCACTGGTAAATACTTTCGAAATGTAGAATCGCGATTCCGCGGCTCAAATATCCTTAGAGCTGGACGAGAGTCCAGGAGAGCTTCCCAGTTTGGTAAGGTCTTGAATGACCTATATCTAGAATACCAATTTGGTGTACGCCCTCTTATCAAGGATATCGAAGGTATACGCAAGTTCCTTACCGGGACATCTAACCAGTTGTCCAAATTCACGGTAAAGGGCTATGCCCCCGTTAGTGGTTCCTCAGATGAGTTTACGTCTGGGTATATCATTAATGCTGGGTTTACTGACCTTTTGTTCTCCGTACGAAAAGCTGTGAATGATAAATTCTCAGTTCAGTATGTCGCCGAACAGGAACTCAAGAGTCCGCGAACTGGAATGGAACGCCTTGGTCTTTCTAAGGCTGACCTACCACTCGCGATATGGGACCTAGTTCCATGGTCTTTTGTGGTTGACTACTTCCTTGGAATAAGTGACACCTTGAACGCCTTATCTCTACCCGAAACTCGGGTGATATGGGCTTATCAGGGACAAAAGCGTAGGGTAACCAATTTCTTTGAGGTTACTCCTTTGCCTGCCACTTACCCGCAGGGGGGTTCAGCTCCTATGCTGCCCGGCGGTCCTAGGACCTTTGTTATGAATTACATTGGTTATACTAGGAATCCAAGTACTTATCCTGCAATTCCCTTGCCCAGGTTGTCATTAGACCTTGGTGTAAGGCAATGGGGTAATCTTTTCGCCCTTAGTAAAGTGGCTGAGAGATTACGTGGCCTCCAACCTCAACGTGTGCTACATAAGTAGTACGCAGATCATTAACTTAACAATCTCGCCGTTATGGCGACACGATAAGGAAATAAAATGTCCGTATCATTATCTTCACCGGTCACTGGGTCCGCTCAAACCGGCTTTACCTCCCCTACGTACACTGTAGCGGTTGACACCCCTCCGGATGTCAATTCGAAACAGTGGGTGGTCACGGCTCTGGGTGGTACCCAGACAGGTGTGACGTCGAATACGCCGTCAGACCCTTTTACTATAACCTTCAAACGACCTAAGTCGTTGAAAACCGTGCCGCCAGTAGGAACCAACGGTGTCCTTATACGCCGTGCGCCGAAGAACGAATGGCGCATGATCGTACGTAAAGGATCACGCCCTGCCGCAAATCAGGCTTATGACATTAATCTTATTGATGTCAGAATCCCGGTTGTTTCAGGTGGAGAAACCTACGATTCTGCGGAAGTTCGTGCGATGTTGTCCCTTGCTATTGGGGCTCTATCACAGATATCTGCAGGTCTCGGTGACTCCTTGGTTACTGGAGTTCTATAAGTTCTTTAACTAAGTTTCATCCTCCATAGAGGTGAGTAAAATGTCCAAAAGACCATCGCTCTTTGACCGTTTAATCTCGGCCTTAAAGCTTGACGTCCATGAACGTGAAGGTAACTATAGCACCCTCGATCTCGAGGCTATGGAAGTAATTCCTGCTATAGAGCTCGGTATACATCTTGACAGAAAACTTCTGTCTGGTGTTGCTGCGGCTAATCTCCTTTGCGAATTCCCTCGCAAATATATTGGGGATTCCAACGTCTTACCTATGGTGGACGAGGATTCTCGATCAGAACGCGCCCGTCAGAAGTTTTTAACTTCCAATGCACGTATGGAGTCTGTGAATAACAGATTCGCATTACATGCTAGCGGGACGGCCGGTGTATTCAAACATTCGACTCTTTATGTCCTCGATGAGGCGAAGGGTTTGTTGAATACCTGGTTAGCTGGGAATAACCCTGATTTTTACATGCAGCTTTTAAAAAGCATGACTCAGGGGTTGATAACAGGTCCTGGAGTCTCTTACGGAGTTGAAGGAGATGCTAAGCAATCCTTCTACCGTAAGGTTTGTGACTCTGACCTGCATTTCAGCACGTCTTGGGGTAGGGAGCTTTACCTATCCCTGATACAGTGCGATCGTAATTGGTCTGATGCGGAAAATATCCGTTCTCAGGCCTATAGCACTGTTATCGGCGAGATTCCCGTTTTTTCAGATGTTCCGAAAAATCGCGAAATCAAGCGTCCTATATTGCCCTCCTTAAATGGTGACATGGTTCTGCAAAGAGCCCTCTGTCAACCTTTAGATTCTGCCTTAGCGAAAGTCCCAGGTGGGATCTTTATAAACGCGCAGCAGGATCGAAACAGGGAGATGGCACGCATAGCTAGCCTTTCGGGGTCTGGCCGTCATGCCTTTGGCACAATGGACTTATCCGACGCTAGTAATAGCGTTTCGATAGGTCTTGTTCGTTACCTCCTCCCCCAGGCTTTTACCTGGCTTTTGGAGGTGACGACCAATAGGAAAGCTGTGTACTCCGGCGAAACGCTGGACTTACACATGATCTCCATGATGGGAAATGGTTACACTTTCCATCTGGAAACCTTGCTGTTTACGTCCTTGGTTATCTCATGTTTTAATCTCCTTGGTGAATCCCCATTGAAAAACTCTGGGGTCTCTCGCCAACGATTTGCGGTATACGGAGATGATATTATCGCTCCTAATACTGTTTTGTCGTTACTTGAGGAGGTTTTGAGTGACTTAGGCTTTCTCGTCAATGACGAGAAAACTTATGTAGACGGTAATTTTCGCGAAAGCTGTGGGACCGATTGGTTCCTCGGCTATGACATCCGCGGTGTTTATGTAACTGAGTTAGTTACACCTGCGGAGAAGGTCTCCTTGCTAAACCGTTTAAATGATTGGTCCTGTAGGCACGGTATACCTTTACCGCGCACTATCGCCGTTCTGTGGGATTCCATCCCACCTACATGGCGACTCCCAGTTCCTAATTGGGAACAGGACGACTGTGGTATTAAAGTCCCAGAGGCTGCACTTTATTGTGCTGATCTCTTCGATCTTTCTGGCACAGTCGTAAACCCAGATATGTGGGCTTGGAACCCTACATATGTGTCGGAAACACTGAGGGTTAAGTATGGCGTTATGGAAGGTTCTTACCTCTATAAAGCTATGCGTCCTAAGGTAAATTACTACACACTTTGGACGGAACGTGTTGATAAAAAATTCTGGCTCATAGCGTCAAGAAGACCTATGACCAGAACTACCTTAGCCAATTTTAGTAATATTAATTGGCCTGGTGCTTTGTTAACTGCGTTGCAAGGAAGCCTCCGGAACGGTCGGATTGGTATACCTAATGGTAACAAACCGACATACAAAGACGACTTTATGGTTGCCCCAGGGTGGGGCGACCCGTCTTTGGCGGCAGGAAATGTGACTGAAAGGTCCCAAGTACTGGCCGCTTATGCCCGTTGGGAAACGTGCATAGCAACAAATCTCTCCAAGATTTGAAGCACCT